TTATTTTAAATCTACTTTAATGGGAAATTCCCAACGGCGTCTATTAAATGTCACAGTACCATCAATGTTTATTGGTAATTGATTGCCGTTGTAGTCGAAAACCTTTAAAACTTTACCGCCTTTGTTTACCTCAGCAAGCAAATTACATGTGTGCTCAAGCTTTCCAACTTCTGTGACCATAATCATTAATTGCTGCATAATAAAACCTCGAGAGAATACAGTTGAGAATAATTTTGCTCAAAATGTGCAATTATCCAGATTATTGAGCAAATAATTGCACATTAATAAAGGCTCTTACTCAAGAGCCTTCACAATCGCACCGTGTCTTGCTTTGCAGTCATTATATCTTGCTACTGTAGGCACAGCCCAGATCATCCAGTCTTTGCCAGTTGTGCCTGCCAATTCGTTCAGATCTGGGCATGGTTGCAATAGGTTAGCTGGTATTACCGGCTTTGATAAGGTCGTTGAGTTGCTGCACCCCGCCATCATCAATACAGCTAGACTTATAAATAGGACGCTCAACGATCTTTTGCACTTCACGTGTAACTGTTTCGACTTTAGTGTTTTGCTCTGCTTTGACTCGTTCATAGTCTGCGCTCACTTTATTGATCTGATTTTGCTTTTCTGCAAGAGCTTTCAAATTCTTGCGCTCAATCTCTTGGATCTGCGATTGACACTTTTGTTCAGCTTCTTTTAACTGACCAGTCTTGTAGTTAAGAACAGCCAAAGTTATGGCCAATAAAAAAGCGAGAAACACAATAATGATTTCTCGCCAGTATTTAGCAGCAAATACAATCCACATCATTGAGCCCCTATACATTTTGAGTGTCGTTCAAGCTGTCTAATCCAAACTCCGTAACAGCCATTAGAGCGAACAGAACAATCTCTCTTTGCAACATATTTCCATTTCAATAACGATTCGCAAGCTGCCTTATAATTCCCGATCTTTAGATTTTTCAGCATTGATGAGCCAGACCATGCGCCAATCCCGTATTGATACGTGAAATCAAGGTATAGGTCGTATTCAGTTTGAGAGATGGGGATGTTCAGCAACGTTTTATTAAATGCTTTTGCGTCCTTATTCATTGTGAATTTGAGATACTCAAAAGCTTGCTTGCGTGAAATTGCTGGATCCGTCATTTTTACGGCGCGGCCATCCGGGTAAAATGTTGTGCCATTACCAATCGTTGGTCGATCACCTTTTACGGGAATGACTGGTTTAGGCGTATAGCCCTCTTTTGTGGCCGTTGCTTGAACTTGTTGATCACTAGGCCCATAAATAACTAAGCCGCCAAAAGCGGCGGCTAATGTTGAACCAACAACGAATAACTTAGTCTTGTTTGACATTACAGTCACCTTTATTTTCCAAGCTTTCTAAATAGGCTTTAAGTGCAATTTCATCGCGCTTATTTTTCTTTTTGGCGTAGTACCAGTTCATTAAAAAACCAGCTAAACCAATGATGATACTGACCCAAAATGCTAAATCGATTGACCCGATCCACGCCGAAACTGCTCCTGCCACACTTCCCCCGTATGTTGCACCCTTACTGGCCGCCAAAGCGGTCGATGTATCTATAATTTGCTGATTGTCTGCCATGCAGCCCCCTAATTTCGGCATAAAAAAGCACCCAATTTAGGGTGCTTCATAACTATTGGATGAGTTAATCTCTTAAAACCAACTCATCATTTTTGACTAAATACTTATTTGCTGATATCTGGTGATCTACTTCTAAAAACTGTTGCCCCTCTTCAAGATGAATTGTTTCAGCTAGAAACTGAGGGCACTCAATTAAGTTTTGTATTTCACCAGATTCAACTTCATATACTGCAAAATATGCCATTACTTCCTCATCGTCATTGCATGAATATAACGTTGTGACACATTCATTGAACCACCAGCCACAGCCTTAAGCTGTAATTTAAAAGTTCCAGCAATACCAGTTGAATCGTGTCTTGAAATATTCAAGGTTCCAGCACTACGCGAGTTACCCTGTACAGTAATATTATGCGTATGTGCACCACCTTCAGACATCACTACATTGCCACTTAAATTAACACTATGACTATGTGAACCATTACTGTTTGTACTGCCATTGGCATTGAATGAATGGTTATGATAATTCCCTCCCGCATTTGTTGAACCTGTTGTACCGTTGACATTAAAGCTATGACTATGTGAACCATCTTGTCCGGTATTACCTGAGACATTCACAGTTGAGCCATTGTGGTTATGTGAGCCGTTTGCATCAGTAATTAAAGCAATAGAACTATGCTCAATAAAGTGAACTTCGAGATCCTCAAAAACAACTTGATCATTCTTAAGTACCCGGCATAAAACCTGCTGTTTAGGGCTATACCCAGTAAAACTAAATACAGCGCCAAAAGTTAAGGTTGTATGCCCCATATCAGATGGAACCGCCAAAGTCTGAATCGTGACATACTCAGTATTTACTGCGACTGAAACCTCTGCAAAAGCTGAAACTGGAACTGTTACAGCATTATCTTTAATTTTTAGTGTATCCACCTGAGCATTGCCGATATGTGCTGTTTGAATTGCTCCATCTTCAATGTTGGCAGATTTAGCTTTAAGTGTTCCAAGATCAGAGCTAATTGAGCTAAGTTTCTCTACCCAAAGCTTATCCGCATTAAGCGTACCGACTACTGCATCATCAAGCTTTAAACCTGCTGGAATAACAGTGCCGTTTGGTAACGTGACTGGAGAAGCCTGATATACAAATGCATACTTAGCCGCATTACCATTTGCAGCAGGTGGGGCAATCGCAAACATATCAGCACGAATAATAAAGTTAGATGACTTGCCAGAATTCATCAAACCAAATCCAGCAACATAACCCCCTGTATCGAGTTTGACAGTGTACTGTGTACTAATCCCATCAATAGCATCTTGCTGAGTTCGAATACTTGCAGTATGCCCATCGACTGTAGATTGAATCGTATCGACTTTACCTGCTGTAGCCCCTTGTGCATCACTGACCGTTTTAACTTCACTCTGTACAGTTGCTAAATTACTTGAAAATTGTGCCTGCACTGTATCTATTCGCTGCCCAAGTGCGCTATCAGCATTTACACGTGCAGTAGATTCAGAAGCAATAGTTGCTTTATTTTCATCTATCTGAGCCTGAGTAATATCAATCCGCTTACTTAGAGCCAAGTCACCTTCAGCTGCTGCTGATTGTAATGACCATGAGCCAGCCTCTGTTGATGAACTGTCCGCAGTTAGTGAAGTACTATCTGCGGTTAGTGGGGTAACTTTTGCAAATACTCCACTTAATCGCTCGGTATTTGCATTGATCAAATCCCCTTGCTCATCAACGATAGCTTTCACGCTATCCACATAACCGGTTGAAGCCTTGTCTCCAAGTTCTGCCTCTACAGACTCAACACGATCAATTGCTGCACTAGATGCATCTGCTGCTGCATTGGCTTGTGATAATGCTGTAGCTGCATTTGCCTTGGCTGTTGCAGCGTCACTACTGGCAGTGCCGGCTGTTGCTTTCGCCTGATTCGCTACAGTAACAGCAGACCCAGCTTCCGAAACTGCTGCTTCAGATTTAGTTACAGCAGTAGCACTATTTTCAAGTGCCTGACCTGCTTGATCAGTTGCAGTATTGACTTTGACATCAATTGCATCAACTTTTAAAGCGGTTGCTTCATTGTCTGCAGTATTAATATCAACTCGTTGACTCACTGCTGCTAAAGCTGCATCGTTACTCGCTTTATAAACATTTAAAGCTTGGACTGTAGCAGCATCACCATTCGCTCTTGCTGTAGCTTCCTGTTGAATTAATGCAGTGTTTTCACCAACTGAAGCTGAAACAGTATCAATCCGCTTACTTAAAACCAAGTCACCTTCAGCATAAGCTGACTGTATGGTCCAAGCCCCTGCTTGATTACTTCCACTATCCGCTGTCCAGTTGTTTTGGTCAGCAGTTAATGGAGTAACTTTTGCATAAACACCATCAAGCTTCTGCGTTTGAGCTTTAACAACGCCATCAATATCCTCTACATCCGCTTTGACTTCTTCAAGCGCACCAGTTGAAGCCTTGTCCTCTAAAGCAGCATTGATTTCATTAATAGATAATGCATTGGCACTAGAAGCATCAGCAGCAGCTTGCGCTTTACTGATAGCAGTTGCAGCATTGGTTTTTGCAGTTGCAGCATCACTACTAGCGGTATTGGCTGTATTAATAGCACCATCTGCTTTTGAACTTGCCGATTGTGCTGTTGCTGTTGCTTCCCGTGCCATTGATGAAGCTGAACCTGCTTGAGACACCGCTGTATCAGCCTTGCTTATGGCAGTAGCACTATTTTCAAGTGCTTTGCCAGCATCATCCGTGGCAACCTTTACACTGGCTCTTAAACCATCAATTGCCTGTGTATTTGCACTAGTGTCATCAACAACTGCTGTTACATCGTCTATAACCGAAGCCAGAGCCAAGTCATTGGAAGCAATGTAATTATTCAGTGCCTGAACCTGTGCTCCATCGGCATCAGCCAGAGCAATAAGTTTTTGCTGAACAGAAGCATTGTTATTGCCAAAATCTGAACTTAAAGTATCAATTCTTTGGCTTAGTGCGCTATCACCATTGACTCTTGCTAAGGCTTCTTGCTGAATAGCTGCTTGGTTATTTCCTACCTGAGCATTAACGACATCAATGCGCTTACTAAGGGCTAAATCACCTTCAGCAAATGCTGACTGAATCGTCCAAGCAGCAGCTTGGTTACTTCCATTATCTGCGGTCCAGTTGTTCTGATCAGCTGTAAGTGGGGTTACTTGAGCATAAACCCCATCAAGTTTTGTTGCTGTAGCATGTAAGTCATCTGCAACAATATCAACCGATTCTTGAACAGCTGCAATTGATGTGTCGGTGCTTTCTTTATAGGTAGTGACAGCATTAAGAATCTGCTGGTCACCATCAGTTCTAGCCTGAATCTCTTGAGTTAAACCATCACTGACACCCTTAACTGCAGCAATGCGGTCATTGGTTTCTTTCGCAACGGCATCAGAAACTTGCTTAACTTCACCCTGCCGTACCAAAGATTCTTGTGCAATTGCATCTGCACGGGCTTGTGCTTCAGCTGCATCTGCTGCAATTCGATCACTAATTTCTTGTGTAAGGCTATCGTTTAATCCAGAAACATCACTTACTCTTTGCTGGGTTTCAGCATCGATTGCTGCATTCGCAGAATCAATTTCACCCTCAAGAGCAGTAACTTTGTCAATTAAATTTCCGATATCTCCATCAAGACCCTCAATCGTATCAATTTTATTGATCGTATCTCTTAAGTCCTGATCTAACTGCGTTGCAGAAATTAAGCCATCAAGCGCATCAAGAATATCATTCGCCTGTGCAGTTGAAGTGCCACTAACCCAACTAGACCAATCCCCTTTATTACCGATGCGGTCAACCAACCGTCCACGATACCAGAGTGTCACATTAGCAGCCAAACCCTGCTGCTGCAGTGAAGTAGTTGGATAAGCATAAGAACCCAGAGGCTGAATATTGGCACCATTGGAAGTCGTAGAATATTCAATTTCCGTATATGCAGTATCTAATGCGCCAGTTGCAGGAAATCCCCATTCCACTTTCATTCCGAACATTGTGCCAATCGCTCGGATAAAAGCTAATTTTGGTGGTAACCCCTGCTTACCAGTCAATGCAGTCAAAACTGAGTATGCCGGTAAAGAAGAAATTTCAAATGCTGAAATTGCTGTTACACGCGCCTGATATTGACCCGCATAAATACCGGGTACCTCTACCGAGTTATTGCCTGTCAGTGGTAATTTAATCCAGCTACCGTCATCTTTACGCCACTCAACCAGATACTTAACTGCTCCACGGGCTTGTGCCCATGACACAATCATTGTGGCAACATTAATACCTTGATCTACTCGGCTTTCACTTGTAATGGTGACGTTTGTAACCGCATCCTGAACAGTAGGATTAACAATTGAAATAGGTGCTTCTTCAAAATGTGCTCCAGTGTCGATTGCATCAAACTTTGAAGGATTGTATTGAAGAGCAGTAATGCTAAATTGATGTTTATCATCTTGAGTAATAGAGATGACCCGAAACTTCATTGTTGCCAAGTCTTGAGCATCTAAAACCCAAATGTTTTGCACAGCAATCGAATTCACATCAAAAGCCGTGGTTACTGTAATAACTCTACCTGCTATTGACTGAACAATACGTGTTTGGGCTTTGCCATTTTCACCATTAATTACGAGTCGGTCGCCAGCTTTTGCAACCACATTATCTCGGTCCAAAGTAATACTTTTACGATCTGCCGAAATAGCAGATACACGACCACCATTTGCACGACCTGCAAATAGAGGATCAGCAACTTCAATTACTTTCCCCGGCAAAGGAATGTGTCCATCTAGACCAACTTTGAAAAACACTGTACGTGTTTCAAGTTGCTCTGACTTTAAAGCCCATTGACCTGCTCTCTGCGCTTGTCCGCGCGAAGTGCATCCCCAAGCATCAATTTCCAAAATACGAACTTGGCCCGCTTCAGCAATTGCTTTCTCATCACGAACAAACTCATATTCGGTTTTGTAGTGATTAGCCGGGTTATCCCACGCAATTTTTACAACATTATGGCGATCACGTGCACGGGTTCCTGAGTATTCAAAATTGCCATCAATAACATTGGCACGGGTATAAGTGAAATACGTGTCCTGTGGCATGTCAGCATCGCAGATAATGCTATTCCCATCCCAGAATGAAATCGCACGGAATACACCAGCTAACTTAGTTAAAATCTCAAAAGCACCTTCAGCACTCTGAAGATAAACATTACATGTAAATCTTGGTTCTTGACCGCCCAACCCATCCGGCACCATTTGGTCACAGTATTGGGCTAAACGATATAAAGACCACTTATCAATCATCAACGGAGTTACACGATCGCCCAGCGCATAGCGATCTACTGTACAGATGTCGTAATAGATCCATGCTGGATTATTTGTGTACGCTTCTTTAAATGTACCGTCCCAAATTCCTACGTATTGTCGTGTAACGGAATTATAGTTAGTGGGAACTTTAATGATCCGACCTTTCGTATCCATAGCAACTTTTGCTACGTTTCCAAAAGTCTCGGCATCATATTGAAGACCAAGTAAAGCAGTATTTGGATAACGTAATTTTGCATCAATTACCTCTGTTACCGCAGATACATACATCTTGTCGCTGATATATTCAGAAGATGAGTTAGGGGTAATCCGTCTAACTCGCAATAACCAACCAGAATCAGCCTTTGGCAGGTCAATACGGTGAGCACGCTCATAATTTGCCGAAGTCTTATCTGAAATTTTAGCTCTTAATACTTCACTCCAACTATTGCCATCAGTCTGCAAATCAATCGCATACTCAATTGTTAATCCGCTCACATCCCCATTTGTTGCGTCTTGAGTACGCAAAGGACCCCATTTGAAACGTACACGGACGGCATCCAGATCTAGATTATTAAATGCTTTTACCCAAGGCGTGCCTGATTTCAACTCAACATCTATTGCTGTCTCATTTTCAACAGCAGGGAAACCTTCTATATATTCCTGATCATTAGTACCATTACGGAAATCTGTTTTTACATTGTCAAAATTAAGAGTTCCAGTTGGACCTTCTAGCGGCGTTTCCTCAAGAAAAACGGATTGAAGACCATTTGCCAAGCCTTCAATCGGCCCTTCGGAAATACCGTATAAAACTTTAATGTAGGTTTTAGATTGTGCTGAATCTGGGGCAACTACTGGCTGTCTAGCTTGTTGATTGCCTTTTTTTGCGCCTTTTACAATCGCCATATCAAATCTCACGCAATAAAAAAGGCGCTAAAAAGCGCCTGTAAAAGATTAAAAAACTACATCTGATCTTCTGGATACTGACCAGCACTGACAATGAATCCACCTACTTCACGCTGCCCATATAGAATGGGTACAGGATTGCCTTGCGCCACTGTAGTCACTGCACCGCCAAAACCTTCGTTTGCTCTGTTGCCATCTTGGTTTTGATCTTGAGTGGTAGATACTTTAGGCATAAGCATAGATGCGACACCGCCAACAGCCATTCCCAAACCCGCACCAATTAATGCCATACCCGTTGTGGTGGTGGCACCGAAGGTGAAGTAGCCAACCACCATCATTACAATGCCTAGTACAACTTGCAGCACTCCATTATTCCCTCCAGCACCAATGACCCTAGGGACAATATGAATAATGTCAGCATCAGTATTCATATCCAGTTGCTGCTCACCAATATTGTCACCAGTGATTAACCGTTTTGTTTCATGGTCATAAACAGCTGGGCGCTTCTTACCGCGCTTTTTACTTGCATTTTTACTTCGCAGAAAGATTGCAAATGCCAAGCCTTGCTTATGAGCGGTCAACATATATTGCTCAAAACCTGCAATTTGAACTGATAAAGCCCGCATAGCTTCACGAGTATTGGCAACATCTAGCTTATATTCACGTCCAAATTTTTTACCCAAAACGCCATATAACTTAATTGTTTTTAACATCTCTATGCCTCAAGATTTTTACAGTACGTTCAAGCCATTGTTGACCATATATTTCCCGAACAGATTTGCGGTTATATGGATGATGAAGAATTAACGCTGAACCAATGCAGTTTTCACTTTCTTCTGATTTCAACTTTCCGTTATCTCCGAGCCAAACAACCGCATGATTTGGATGTTCAGTACGTCCAACACGACAAACAAGCATATCGCCATATTTTGGTTTATCTACTTCAAAGAAACCTGCTTTTTCGTAATTTTCAAGGTAAAGTGATGGATGGTCTTTATCTTCCCACCATGCATCATCCCGCTTAAAATCCATAAGCTCTATACCTAATTCACGACTATAAAAATCACGCACAAGCGCATAGCAATCTTGCCAGCCATGAAAATAATTACGCCCCACTAAAGGGGCGCGATAATCACACGGCTCGTAGATTTGAAAATCCAGATCCGGATATGAACAAATTACCCATGGCTTTTTATGTAGTTCAATCTGAATCAGATCGAGTTCCGATGCTCTTGTTGTTCCATCTGGATGGGAATGCACATAAGCTAAGATTTCGCCTTGATCTTCAGCCATAGCTAAATCTTCAGGATGGATTTCAAACTGATCAGATTGAGCTGAAACATTGCGGCAGCGGATATATTCTTTTCCAACAATTACCCCACAGCATTCATGCGGATAGCATTCATCGGCATGGGTCATGATTGCTTTTTTGGTTTTTGCTGTAAGTTTCATAAAACCTCACAATAAACTTGATGCAGGGAACCCGCCAAAAGGTAATGGCTTGTTTTCTCCAAAACGCAAACGGCATGAACGCAAACTCCCACTACATCGATCTAAAGCTGGATCATTGGTAGGCTCATCTTTATCGGTGAACATTGCCGCTCCGGTATATCCACATTCCTCACCACGGTAATTTCCCATCATGCACCAATGACAAAGTGAAGTAATTTGACGTACAGGAATTTTCAACCCTTCAAAATCAATTGGATTTGAAAGCTCAAAGGTCACTTGCTGGGCATTTTCGGATGTTTTTTGCTCGATATACCAAAGCTGCTCCTTGAACTCATTTGAAGCAGTAGGATTGCCTGCCGTGAAGTTTTCGGCATCCAGATATTTAGCAAGCGTGGTAATGACTTTAAGTTTTGCACCCGCAAAGTCTTTAAATTGCAAACAATAGGCAGATACAGCATTTTGAATTCCATTAATATTGTTGGCCATACTTAAAGTCGGTGCAGAAGCTTTACCATCCGAACGCATTTCAAGGCCAGAGACTTCAAGCGCCATTGGCTCAAATACTTGACCTTGCCAAATAATATTTCGCATCCATACTTTCTGGTCGCCAATATTAAAAACCTTATCGGCCTTGATTGTTGCTGTATCAGCTTTCCAGCTCGTCAAATCCGCTGAGACATAAATTTTTTCCCAGTCTTCATAAGAAATATGTCCATGGAAACGTAAAATGCCAGCACCTAAGCTGCTGGCATCTAATTCATACAATGTTATAAGGCCGTCTACATAAAGTTTCTGGAAATCACTGTTCAATGTCATCTGGTAGTGTCTCCTCTAATACAATTTCTTCATGGAAACGGATGTCAATATTACGACCTTCAGGGATATCTACAGGATTTTCAAGATCAGGAACAATCGAAGCAGTTTCAATATCAAACTTCTTCTTATAGGTCTTGATGGAAATATCATTGTTTTCAAGTTGCTTATAAGCTACAGCAACCAACACGTTACCGTTTGCATCCTTTGGCATTTCGATATACCAACCTTCTTGAGCAAAACCTAATGAGCCTTTAATCAGATAATCACCAACACCTAATTTTTCTAAAGTAATTGGCTGTTTTTGTGCGTCATCGTTTAACTCAATTGAATCAGCAAAGAGTTTAGCAACGGGTGAAGCGGATTTGATAAATCCGTTTGCATCGACTGTGGTGTTATGCTCTCCGCGCAATGCGTACCACGGTGTATAAGCGCCTTGATATGATTTACGTCTAAAGCCGATATAGGTTGCTGAAGTTGCAATACTTAAATTAGCAGCATGTTCGCTTGCACTACCCACATTCAGCCCAAGAATATACTGGGCCTGTGCCGTAGGATAATCACCTGCAGCTGCCGCACCTGTACTAGTGTTTTGTAATCCAATAAATGAACCACCATTATCAAAGCTAGATAATGCTGCTGAACCTAAACTTTTATTTGCTGCAAAACCATTGTTAAGTAATCGTTGATAATCTAATGAATTGCTACTAATTAAACGTGTCCACGGACTCCAAGTCGCTCCTAAATCTGCAGTCGATCGAAAGAAAAAGTTTCCGCTTACTGAACCACCAGTTAACGGAATATAAATTTGTGCTCTATAGTCATTTCCCCCACTGATATCAGTGACAATCAATGTCCCCACTTGACCTGCAACTGGGAAATTTAAAGCCAGTGTTCCAGACGCAAATGTATCATTACCATAAAAACCAGGAGTAATAACCTTATTTAAGTCTCCAGATGCATCTGTGTCTTTAACTCGAATTCCACGCCCGATACCAAAATTTCCAACTGCTAAAGATCGCCCTAAAGTTGCATCTGTATTGCTGGCAGTTTTTGTCATTGTTGCAGCATCACCCAATCCTAAATTAGTCCGTGCAGCCGCTGCCGAAGTTGCGCCTGTACCACCCTTTGCAATTGGCAAAGCAGTTGGAATCGTAGTTCCATTTGGAGTTCCAGTTAGGAAATCATATAGCTCAGTAAAGTTTGCGTTTATATACTGAAACGCTGTCCGGGCTGGTGTTCCTGATCCGTCATTTGCAGCTGAACCAACATTAATAACTTGCTTAGTCATTTTCTTACTCGCATAAAAAAAAGCCCCTAAAAAGGGGCTTTAAAGGGGTTTAAATTAAGGGTAGAAGACTTGGGTGAATGTCGTAGAGATTTGCCAAACATCACCGCCCAAACAGCGGGGTTGATATTCACCTGTTTTTACTCGGACCTCACCGTCTAAAGGTGAATCCCACAGAAATGAGTCCGCTCCTTTATGGTCATCAAAGAATGCTTTGATTTGCATAATTTCGGCTTTTTTTGCTGTCCGTGAATATTGCCAAGTGCCTGAACGGTTGTTGATGCCTACTGAAGTATTTTGCTCATAACCGTCACCAAATTTACTTGATAACGTATTAAAGCTCTGCGAACCTGAATTACCCTCTAAATCTTGGCACCAAGTGAATTTACGGTTGCTCATGTAGAAAGTAAGCCTCCTTAAAAAAACCACTCAGTAAAGTGGGTTTATTTGGGTTTAAGTGGTTAAATTTGGGTATTAACGTCTCACAAGATTAAACAAGACACCACCTTGACGGCTTTCGCGTCTAGCCCAATCGTTCATTGCATTATTTAGAGATTCAGCAATTTGCTTTTGCCCTTGTGTATTGACGCTTGCGGATCCATCAGCAAACGTAATCTGTTGACTGATTTGCACATTGCCCTCACTAGACCCGTTTTGACGATTATTTAAATAATTCGTCAAATCTTTGTTCTGTTGAGGGTTTAGTACACGTTCACCACCATCTAAGAGCCATGTACCTTCACGCGGGATATTGTCTATACCGTTATGAGCCATACCTGCAATAGTCTGACCTGCAATCATTCCGACATTTGCCATACCCATGCCTAGCACCAAAGTGGCAGCCGTCTGCTTGCTAATCACATCAAGATACCATGGGCTTGCAAGAATCTGGTTGTATGCCTGAAAAGCATTAATAGTGGCAGAAGCAATTGCAAATGACTGTTGAGCAAGATACATTGCCTTATAGATGCCAGACTGTTCGCCTGCTGCATCTTTAACAATGCCTGTCATATTAGACCAATAACTAGATAATTGACCCGTTAAACTGCTTAATTGACTTAATTGTGAGTCGTAAAGTGACCTATTTAGATCCATTTCATCTTGAGCATACTTTTTATCTAAGTCTGCTTTTGCTTTCAAAAACTGTTCACGAGCAGCCAACAATTGAGCGTTACGCTCACTCTCATTTTCAATCAATTTAATGCCAGACACTTCATCATTATATGATTGATTCAAGCTACTAAAATCAGATGAATATTGATTTTGTAAAGCCCATTTTTGAGCATTTATCGGGTCCTCTCGTTCCAACATAGATTGTCTCGAGATTAACCCAGATTGAAACACGCTGTCAGAGGCTTGGTTTAAAGTTTCAAAAATTGCATAATCCTTAGATTTTGCCAACTCTTCGCGAACACGTTTACTTAAACTATAAGTTTGAAGTATTTCTTCACGTTCACGTTGGTAACGCTTCACAACAATTTCAGTCTGATTAAGATAACCCTCAAAAGCCGACTGAATTTGTGCATCTTCTTCGCGTTTTACGGCAGCAATTTCAGCTTGTTTTTGACGCTCAAGAGCAGCTTTAATCTCTAAAGCTTTTTTCGATTTCCCGTACTCATACTCGGCATTAGAGTCGATTAACTCTTTTTGTCGATCAAAGTTTTGTTCAATCTGCTTGATTCGATCAGTTTCAAAAGCAAAGTACTGGTTGTACTCCTCCTTTTTATCGGACTCAAGTTTTGCAATTTGAGCGGCATATAAAGCATTCTCTTGAGCCAATTTTTCCTTTAACTGTGGTGTTCCAGCATAGGCGAAGGTAATCTTTTCAATATTATCTTGATGCTCTTTTGCAAGTCGTTGAGCTTCGGTGTAATACCGAGCATCGACATCTTTTTTAGCATCATCAATGGCTTTTTGAGATTCAGCAGCCTTATTAATTAATTCAAGTTGATCTGCCTGTGTAGGCATTAAAATTGAATTGTCTACAGTAGATTTTCCAGATACTCCGGCGAACCACTTCTGGAAACCCGGTGCGTAACCAGCAACCTCTTTACGCTTGCTATCTGATAGACCACCTTTTAAATAGGTTCTTAAGCCACCTGCACCTGCATTGTAGGCCATGAGTGCTTTATCCATGGCTCCAAAATCAGCCAAATGTTTAGATAAGTCTTTAGCTGCTGCTGTTGCAATTTCTTCAGTAGAACTTTTGGCATTAAGACCATACTGCTTTCTAAACACACTCGTTGTTTGGAAAAGACCTATTGCCCCAGTACGACTTTTTGCTCCAGCATTCGCCCCAGACTCTTGAAGAATCAAGGCAGCAAGTGTTCCAGCAGGCAAACCATACAAACTTTCAATCTGAGCAAAATTATTTGCCTTAGCAATACCTTGTGCACGAGCAATTGCCGCCAACTCGTCTTTACTAAAAGTATAGTTTTTTAGATTGAAGTTCTCGCGGGCAGCAAGTAGCACATCCTTTGACAATGGTGCTTTAAAAGCATCTTCTCCATTTGTTGCGACTTGTGCATCTGCATAAACATTCGCTTTATCTACACTTACCCCCTCTCTTACAAGTGTCTTTATATACCCTTCTCTAAGTACATCTTGTTTAGCTTGGGTAATGTATTCACGTTGTTTTTGTGTCAGTGATTGCCATGCCTCAGTAGAGTCTTTGACAGCTTTTGCTTGAGCTTGCTGTGATTTAGTTGTCTCATCAGTAACATCTTTAACTAATTTTTGGATCTCTTTTTGACGATCTATAGAGTTATTTGCAGCATTAATTTTTGTATCTAATTCTGCAACAAACTTAAGTGTACTCTCACTAACCAAGCCTTGCTTTTGTAGCTGAGCAAAAGCATTCTTAGCTTCATCCCCACCTTGTTTTAAGCTAGCAAGGTACGCTTGAATCGCTGTAAATTGCTTAATATCACCTTGAACTTTCAAGTCGTTTTCAAATTGTTCTAACGCTGTAAGAAGACTTTTTAGTTCTTTGGTTTGTTTTTCAACCTCCTCACTTGCCTCAATACCTTTTATAGCTAACTGTGCTGCGGTAAAGCTTTTATATTTTTGTCGAAGTTCACTAAGTGCTAAACCTTGCTCTTCAAATGCACTTGTTGCATCTTGAGTGTGTTTGGTCATCAATAAATATGCACCACCAGCTACAGCAATTTGTGTTGCTAACATTGCCAATCCAGCAGGACCACCAAGTAAAGCCATGACTCCAGCTGTAGCGCCAGCAGATCTTGCAAAGCTTGCTAAGCCCACGCCCGCACGAACTGCAAAAATAGCAGTTTGCCCAAGTTGATATGTAGCGACAACCAAAGCAGGAACAAATCTAGTTGCAATGCCAGCAGATACGGCAATAGTTACCGCTTTAATATCATCCCAATTCTCTATAACTGTTTCGATAGCAGGAACAACATTATTTACAAGTCTTGCCTCGACTCCCTGCCATTGTAAATCCATTAATTGAAGGTTTTCTCTTGCTTGAGCTAGGCTTTTAACTAAATCATCAGACATGATTGCACCAGCTTTTTCAGCCGCGTCACCCCATTTTTTAAATCCTTCACCACCATTTTCTAGCAATGGGATAAGTAAAGAAGAATCTGAAATGATTGCTTCCATGTAGAATTTCATATCATTGGTAGAGGCTCCAGCTTTTTCCAATGAGTTATAAAATAGTTGAAGTGCTTCTGGACCGGACAGCTTTTGAAACTGTTGAATAGTTACACCAACTTTAGGGGCGATATTTGTGAAAAAGTCAGCTAAAGGCCCACCACCAGTTTGTTGGAAATCGCCTATACGATCCTGCATGTCTTTCATTTTATCTGCAAAAGATTCCAATGAAATTCCAGCAGTTTCTGCCCCTTTGGCGTAATACTGAAATTCACGCACTGAAGCATTCGCAAGCTTTGAAAACTTTTGAATATCATTTCCAGTCTGAATAACTTGATCACTAAAATTAACAAGCTGAGCCACTGAAAGACCAGCCACTGCTCCACTCAATGCACTTACAGCAATAGCAGCAATATTTAAAGAATTGGCAATCCCTTGACTCGATGTTCGCGCCTGCCGTTCAGCTCTACTTAGTGGCTCTGAAAAACTAGCCGTCTGAACCACCAGATCCAGTGTTAATCTGCCAAGTGAATTTGTAGCCATTTCTTTTCTCCGGGCAATAAAAAACCACCGTGATTAGCGGTGGTTACTTTTAAATTTAGGAAATATTTTTATGGAGTGGCTCCATAGCCTTTCATACAATTAACATAGTACTTTGAAGAAAAGTCATTGATTGCCCGTTGTCTGTACTCCTGAGAGGAATACTCTAACTGGCTATATGCATCAATCAATATTTGCCGAAAAGATTCGCCACCCTCGTTGCTAAGTCCATCTTTCTTGGCTATATCTATAGCTTGCAACATTGCTTCTAAGGGTGTGCCATCCTGTCGAGCTTTCATAGCCATTCCCGCTACTTTCATTAAATTTCGGCAAGATTCTTCATTTGCTTTTTCTACTTCTGAATTAACATTTGAGTGTGCCAGCACACATGTACATCCAATAGCTATAGCAAAAAGTGCTTTATTAACAAGTCTAAATTTTTCTAGATTCATAATCTTTAGTTCATAAAACAAAGTAATGAATCAAAAATAACATACATAAGTAATAAAGTGCGAGGGAACCCGCACCAAATTAGTTGCTGTGATACTTCTCAAAATACTCCTCTAATGACAATGAATTGTCATCGTCTGGTGGCGTTTCATGAGGCATAAATATATAAGGGTCTACTTTTGTTCCCTCTTTAACTTTGAAGCCTGTGTAATGTGCCATCCAGCTTCCAAAGCTTTGCTCTAAACGGCGACCGAAGAAAAGAGAGCCATATTTTTGACGATAGGCTCTCCAATACATCAACTCTCTATGTGAAAGTTTTTGTTCAGCTTCTTCTAAGGTGTTTCCGCCGATTCCGTTGAGGACGAGTTCAATGATGAGTTCTCTGTCTGCAAGCTCTTCTTCCGAGACTTTCCCAAAAAATTATTAACTTCATCAGCAGCAGCATACATAGCATTTATTAAACTAGGCTCTGCTTTATAGATGTCATTAACACTTGAGAAAAAAGGTGTTCCCTTTTGATCTGAGCAAATTGAACCAAGTAATTGAGCAGCTTGCATGTGAGTTGAGTCGATTTTCTTAACCTTTGAATCCTCAAGATTCTCATAATTAAGATCCCATTCAATTGCTTTGGATGCCTCGCGACTTTCCTTGAAGTTCATTTTTTTAACAAAAATATCAGCTTCAAGCTCAACCGTTTCACCAAGTTCTAACAATGAATTTTTGGTCAATTTTTTAAGTGAAGCAACATTACTTTCTGTTACTTCAACATTCCACTTGACGGCTTTTTTAACTGGAACGTTTAGAGTAGTTACACTCTGTTTTAAGTCTGTAATGCTGATCTTAGCCATTATGAAGTCACCGTGCGTTTGGTTCGAGTTACTTTTGAAGTACGCACTAGTGTGTATGAATAACCTAGCGCTGCATCAACTTCAATATCGTTCGGGGCTGCATCATTTAAATAACCCTTAAAAGACCACCACATGCGGTCCTCTGGTAAATCAATACCAGTGGTTGCATCATATGTTGGCGGGGTTTTTGAATGACTAGAACCAACATACCAGTCAAGCTTTTCGCCACTTTCTGCAATCTCAGCTAATTTGTCATGACTTGTGTTTGTGTCATCATAGTCAATATCAAAAGCACCTTCGCCCGGATCGCGCATCCCGCGAATATATTCTTTATTTTCAGCATCAAGGCAAGTCACATCAATCTTACCAAACGTGTCTTGACCAAATCCGATTTTCTTCACACAGACGAAACGGACAACCTGACCGTCGATCACAGTGAATACCTGTGTACCTTGCGTTTTTACATTAGCCATTAAGAGCGCTCCTTTTAGGCATAAAAAAAGCACCCGAAATGGGTGCTAAGTGAAAATATGGTTTAAGTTTTATTAGCGGTTTATGATCCAGCTAACATCAAATGAATAATGAGGCATTCCTGTTACGGGGTCCTTATCTGCCTCGCCATAACGAACCACATAACAATCAAGTTCAATTGCGAAGCGAATTGCTTTTGCAACCTGATCAACAACATCCTCATCAGTTGCATATACATCAATTTGAATAATTGCATTGTCTGAAACAGGGCGTGAATCAAGGTTGCTATTTGAATCACCAGAAATTGTTTGCCATGTCACATATGGCGCTTGTGGCTCATCTGGAGCACTTCCAAACTTCCAGACTCGCAAAATTCCATCGCTTTCAAGTAGAGCCTTAACCGCTGGATCTGCTCTGGCTAATTTAAAAATTGGAACATCAATCATTAAGCTGCACCTAAAACCACGCTGAGTTCAAAATTAAACACTTGAACAAATTTATCGGTAACTTGTTCAATGTTTTCGTATAAAGCAGGGCGTAAAAACGGAGTAGCAGGCTGTTTACTTGTGCCTAACTCAAGGAATCGCCAGTAAAAGACTCGTCCGTCCGCTTGGTAAGTTTGACCAACACGACCAGCACGTCTATTTTGAGCATTGTTTGTATATGGGATACGTGCACCACCACGCACTCCCACGCGCATAACCAAAGTGTTTTTATTTCTACTCCGGCCATTTTGAACCACAATTTCTTTCCAGATTTTTTCTGGAGTGGTGGGATCATCTAAACGTTTAACTTTTTGACGGGCTGCATCTCTTGCAATATTCATTGCCTGCCGCATCGCTTTACGGGCAATACGTTTTACAGTCTTGTCATTACCAATTGCCCGCATTCGTCTTAATGCAGGCTCCAAGCCATGTATTTGAGTAGCCATAAATCACCCATTCCATGCTTTATCACCTGTTGCAAGGTTGATAGTTAAATACTCACGGCGTGAGTCTGGGTCTCGCATAGGGTTACCATCAATCTTGTAATAGTACCCTTCAAAAAGAACCCGCATTGTGCTATCAACTTGTTTTGTTGTGCTGCTATATCGCACCTTAGCACGGGCTTGTATCGAGCTATTGGCTGCTTTTGCAGCAATAACATCCCTTGTTGAAAGGTCGGTAACTTCTGCCCAAACTGTTGTGAAATTTGACCATGTGTTAATCAATTTACCTGTGTTTTGATCTTGGGTTTGGATGGGCTTTTGAATAGTGATGCGGTAACGTAGGTCGCTTGCTTTCTGTCCCATAAATACCTCAAATAGCAGTAGGATTGCGAAATTTATAGAGCAAGGCTCTAACAGGTGGAGGTAAATAATTGCCATCGACCAGCATTTCGCTTTCAAGATTTCGATTGCTATCGTAATAACCGCAAAGAAGAAGAACCGCTACTTTAAATTGATTTGGATAATTGCCATCTGCAAATTCATCGGTCACATAATCTAAGACGGCTTGTTCTGCTGCTTCTCTATATGCTTCTAGCTCTAAATCATTGTCGTTTGAGTCATACCGCAAGTGAGCCTTGACAGTGGCCAAATCTGTAATTGACATTATTTAGCCCCCTTCACGCAAAGCTTAAAGTTAGCATGATCAAATTCGCCAGTATGATCCTTTTCACAGTGCCACAGACTTCCTTTATGGGTCACAAATTGGCCCATTTGATATTTTTCATTAACAGAAAAAACGCCTTGATAAAGTGAATCAAAAGATTTCTGGGCATCATTTGTTTTTTGAGATGACGATTCAGATTTTCCAAATGGATCGTCTTTAGAATCCCGCTTTGAAAGTGCCTCAAGTGAGAAGTTTTGTTGTTGCATATAAATTGCATCACCACCAAGAACAGGAAGCATTCCAATTTTTGCTCGGCCTTCATTTGGCGTTAAAATACAGCCTTTGACATCTTCGCGAATCATGTTGTGGAATCTTTCCGAGTCCATACGTATTAAAGTGTCAATATCAAGAAAGCTTTCTACCTTAAATGACTCTAGGTTTAATCCTTCATCAATCAAGTTTTCACGAGATTCGATAAATGCTTGCAAGCAATCAGAATAATAAATACCGTTTGCCTTTTCTGGGTCATCTGGAACAGTTCCAATGCCTATCTTGAAGGGAGGGACATTAAATACACTACAAACAACACGACCTGACATTTCTAAAAGCTCAAGCATTTGGGAATCTGCAGCACTCATACCTAAAACTGTATAAGTCATTCCATCACCAATCACAGCAGTTTTGCCATAATTAGACCCAGAATAGTTTTGATTCCATCTCGCTTGAATTTCTTCTGCCTTTTCTTTTGCGATTGGACCGGGAGCAACCAGAATTCCACCCGGTCTACTACCATTTCCAAAGAAGTTTGCAGCATTATTCAGGATTTTCACCCCCATTTTTGCAACTACACCACACGCCATAATTGGTGATAGCCCTACTAATGGATGATAAAAAGTATTAATCCGATCATGAATAATTTCAGAAGCTGGTAGAATTTCAGATTCTGCCTGAGTCAAACAATCCTTACTTAATTGGTAAAAGACATTCCCATTTTTATCAATTAGCGGTGTTACCAAATCGGGGTTTAAAACCACCATTCGATAAACCTCACCAAAGGCATCGCGTAATTTCCAAACGTAGGTATTGCCGCGCAATAATAGACTTGATGTCCATTGTTCTTGAAACTGTTGCCATGTCTGATAGTTATTTGGCTTTTTTAACACCCGAAGCTTTTCTGGGATGTCAGCATGTACCAGAACACCATCAACTTTAGTTTTGAGTACAATAGGAAGTTTGCCAATGTCTTTAGAAATAAGGCTCACACAAGAAAATACAGCATCGGATGCTGTCAGCTCAGTGCGTGTTAGTTCATCATTTTTCTGCCATGCGCCAGAATATGGCTCTTGAACGATTAAACTATTCCAAACATTTTGCCCAGAAGTATGGACACTTTGGAGGCTTTTTTTACCTTTAAACCAGTCTCTAATGCCCATAATTACCGCCTTATTCGATTGGTTTTACTTCTTTTTTAGGTTTAGCGGGTGCCTTTTTTTGCTCTTCATAAGGCTTTGCAACACCTATTTTAATTAGGACATTTGCTGCCAAGTCTGGTACATCCTTAATGTCACCAACATTGGCATCATGCATTTGCTTTAAATATTCAATTTTCATGAGACTGTTCCTATAGCTAAACAATTGTGATGTTTAGATATAAAAACAGCCCAATTAAGGGCTGTTTTTTCTAATCAATAGATTCAATCAATTAAGTGTATTGAATGAAGCTTGCAGCAATTGGACGGCGCTTAGCCCAAGAAACAAAACGTTCAGCACGAATAGCAAATTTGTTTTCTTGCCATAAGTTATGAACAGTTGTTCCATCAACTAAAGTTGCTTGGTCAGAGTAAGCAATTTCAACTTGACCACCATCTGCCATCAGAATTTCAGATGTTTTAACAAGAATAATCACATCACCCACGGTTTCAGATTCAATAACTGGGATGCCGCCTAAGGTCTTCTGATTAAGTCCTGCTTCCATGCCTTTAAAGTAGGTATTGCCTAAAGCATCGCGCATATCTGCAAGCTCTGCAGCCTTAACTTCACTCATAAGGTAGTAAGCACCAGCAAGAGAAAGGTTGTTAGATAGGAACTGAGCACGTAAAGCGCGCAAGTCATTAGCAACTGTTTCAGGTGTATTACCTGTTGAAGTAATTGGCGTAACGCCATTTAAAAGACCTGCTGGCTTTTTGGTGGTTCCTGCACTATCGCTAAGGAATTCAGCATCAGTGAATTGAGCAGATGAAGCAACCAAGTCATCACGAATTAATACATCAACTGCTGGATCGCTACCCTCTAAAAGCTCAAGGGTGTAAACCACAATTGCAGCTACTTTATGCTTGCCGACTTTGACATCTGCGTAAGTTGGATTAGTTAAAGGCTTGGCCTCGCCCTCACCAACCCAAGCCGTCATAGAACCTGTCGCCTGCGCGGGAATTTCAACATTAAATGGAACTTTTCGGAATTGCAGCTTATCAAGCACTGTATTAGCGCGAAGCAATTCAATGTATTCACCTACTAAGCGGTTTGTATGCACCAATGGTGAAGCAAAACCAGCATCAGTCGTTGTACCTAGAGTGGCTTTTTCAATTAAAGCAATTACCTCTGGCGGCTCACCTAAGCTTTTAGCAACATCAACTGCTGATTTATAATTGCCCTTCTTCGCTTCAATTGAGGCAATCATTCGACACTTTACAAATTTTGCAAAACCAACACCTTTTTCAAGATTGGATTCAACCTCAACACGTGGTGCTGGATTACCACCACCAGCGGTATTAGCAGCCTCTTCTGGACTGCCACCTGCTACAGGTGTTCCATTTTCCCCAGCTTCTTCGGCCTGCTTGATCATGTCTTTTACACGATCAATATTTTTTTGAATTGTGGCTATTTCTTCATCAATAGCAGTAATTTGCTCTTCTTCTTCTTCATTGGGTGTGCGCTGATCATCCAATGCTTTAGTGATAACACCTTGCTTTTCTGCTTGTTTTTTTGCCAACGCATCAAGCAATTGTTTTAAATATTTATTCATAGAGATACTCCACCCTTAGTTGGGCTACCAAGTTTTACGATTACGTGTTTTTGCTCAGATGAATCGCCATCTGCTGCGGGTTTCTGAGGTGTATTGCCCAACGCGGCTTTGTATTCCTCGAAAGCTTTTGAATAATCTGTTGAACTGTCGCGATTGCATGGGATGGTCACTAGTGAGAGCTCGTACCACTCCCACTCGTTAAACTGGATGCCACCACCTTTGATAAATTCGGCCTGTTCCCAATCGGCTAAAAACCCAACTGAAAGCCCTTTAACCAGTCCATACTTGAGACTTTGATAGGCTTCATCGACACGGGCTTTTAAGTTCCCTTCTTCTTTAATTTCTGGGATATGAATCTCTACTTCGATTCCCTTATCAGTCACCTTTGCATCAATGACCTGACCGATCGGAGCGCTGTGCTCATGATGGAAAAGAAGTGGCATTGGAAGCTCGAACCTAGCCCCACTTGGGACCATGATGTCTTTTGCGCGGTCTGCATTTGGTGTGCTTGCAATCCCTTTAAAAGTTCGCTTTTCCTCGTTCGTGCTCTTAATTTCAAAAGAGCCAAATGATTTCTGTAGAGCAGGCATTAAGCTCTCCTTTAAAAAGAAAAAGCCCGCTATTTGCGGGCTTTAAGTTAAAAATTATTTAGAAAAAATAGACGTTGTATTCTTTATTTGTTGGCTCAGGGTTCATGGTCATTAGAGCCACGGCATTAAATGTTGCAATCAAAGGGTCAATTTTCCCCACCCCTGATTCTTGCTTAGTGATTCGCATCCCATTACCAACCATTACGACACGCGCATTTCCCGCTGCCCAAGTCATGAGTTGCTGACCTGCATGAAATAAATTTCCCTCTGCAAGTTTTCTTTCTGTTGTAAGGATATAACCCATCAACTTGTAGCCTTGTGGAACAGCAAGCATCGACTCTTCTGGTATTCCAACTTCTAACAACCCGTCAAGTAAGCCACCTAAACCAAGTGGATCTAGTCCAATTTTATAAAGCTTGCCGCTGTCATAGACTTTCTTGGCAATTGCTGCCAATTGGTCGATATCTTCGCCAACTTTCTCAACTACAGTCAGACTTCCCTCTTTTTCAAAGTCTTGGTACTTTGGGATGTTTTCTTTACGGCGCTCTAAAGCAACTTTATTTGCCCATGCATGATTCCAAAGCCACCAGGCGCGGGGATCTTTTTTAAGACGCCCTAAAACCGCGAATCCAAGCAAATCATCTAACCCACCGCCATCGATACCAATCGTAATGACATCTGACTGTTCAATTAGTTGGTCTAAGCCGAAAACATGTTTTTGTTGATTCCAGAACTCTGCACCAGCCCATCGATTTGCACGTAAATTCATGCCAATTTCGATGTTTAAATGTTTGGCCAAGAAGTCTCTAAGAGATTCTTCACCAGCATCTTTAACTTTGTTAAATTCCGAAATCAGATATTCATGATCAACCGAAGCGCCTAAGTTTGGATTGGTTATATAGAAGTTTTCTGGTTTTAAATGTTCGCCAGCTTCCACTAGATGCTTAGGGAATTCATAAATAAGCGGCAGAAAGCTTTTATCCTCTTTAATGCCGTCACGCACATCACGGGCATAGTCTAGAAGTTGTTTGAATACACCGCATGGCACTTCATCCGACATAGTTGACAGATAAATTACACAACCTTCTGGTCGTGAAGTCAGACCACCTTTTGCTTCACGAAACATTGATTCCGCATTCGCACGCTTACCAAAGAGCCAAACCTCATCAATCAAAATGATCGAGGCCTTTTTACCTGCTGCGGCGTTAGATTCTGCTGCAATAACCTTAAGTGTTGCCCCAGTACCTAGATGCGTAACTGTCTTTGTGTGCTCAGACACATTGAATCGTTCACTTAGTTCCTCATCGGCGCGAATGAAATCTCGGATTGGATTAAAGGAGTTATCAGCAACTTCTTTGGTTGGAGCTAAGATAATCAGTTCGGCAGACTGTCTATCATTAAGAATTAATGCAGTAAGCATAATGCCGGCGGCAATCGTAGATTTAGTATTCTTCTTCGAAATCAAAAGAAAGAATTCACGAATTAATCTGCGCTTTGCTTTTGGGTCATAAGCTCCAAAGATTGCTCGTACAAACTCAATAACCCATTCAAGTGTGACATCGCCCATTTTTGGGCTATCCATCACATCAACAAGGATAAGTTCTTTAAATATACGCTCGGCAACGTCTGCAACTTGCGGAAACAAAGGAGCACATGGCATGAGCGACTTTTTTGCAACAATACGCTCCTCCCAGTCTGGGCGAGCTGTTGTCCAGATGGGTGACATTGAAGACATAATTTAGCTCATCAATTGATTATCTAAAGTTGCAAACTTTCCTGATTTACTACCTTCTCTTGCAGTTTCTGCTTTGGTTTGTTTCTTACCTTTTTCCGCAACCTTGCCGTGCTTATAAGGCATAAGTGCCATAGCTGCCTGCATCCTTATGTTTAACTTATTGCCATTAAAGCTCATAACTTTTGTTAAGAACTCCAAAGGGTCATCACCTTCAAATTGAAATTCTTCAATTGGGTTTTCATCTTCACCACTATTTTCGGGTGTATCTTTAGGTTTAACTTTTGGTGAATTAGATGTTAAAGAGCGCCCTTCTTTTTGAGCCTTTAACATTTCAATATAGACAATAATTTCAGGATCTTTTGCTAACCTAGCACCTGCTGCGGATGCAGTTTTTTCCGCATAACCTGCTGAAATTGCAGCTTCTTTATTTGTCTTGCCGTCAACAATGGCAAGAGCAAATTTTTCCATTTTCTCTGTTAATGCCATTGCTCTACCTTTAACTTGATTTTAACTTTTTGCTTTAACTTTTTCTGAAAGGGAAATTTTTTTATAAATGAGATGGGGGGCGGTGTCCAACGGCGAAGGGCTTGGAACTTTTGATCTCCCCCCCCTGCCTGCTGGATTTTTGTGCGTCATTTTGGTGCATACCAAATATATTTAATAAAGCTTACAACCCGCTTCTATCTCTTCAGGTTCTGCATGCCGTACCTTGCTTAAATCTGCATAATCGCCTGACGTAAAGTAAACCTTCCCATACTCTACCTTTTCAACTGTCATAAGGTCAGTCCAAGCACCTAGCAAGGCAACCACTTCACCTTTAATAAAATCTTGGGTAGTCATAGTCTGCTCTCCTGTTGGGTTTTCTTTTTATGGCATGGAACACAAAGAGACTGGAGGTTGGATTCATCATCCGTTCCACCTCTTGCCACATTCACAATATGGTCAAGCTCTAAGTCTTTAGTGACGATTCCACAACATTGACAGGTCCACTCATCACGTAAATGGATCTTAGCTTTAAGACGGCGCCACGGACGGCCACCACGACCAGAACCCCAATTGTTTTGTTTAGAGTTCTTCTGGCTTTGTGCGGGTGCCTGTAGCGTCTGCAACTTGTTCTTGAATGTTTGGAGTTTCATTTAAGTTTACTCGCGCATCTACACCATTAAGTAAGTCAATGGATATCCAATCAATATCTAAACCTTTATGTTGATACTCTTGGACCAACTTAACTAAACGGAGCTCCAATTGTTTACGCAAAACTTCCGGGGTTTCGAGCTCAAGTACAATGTGAGGTTGTTTAGACTCACGACCCAATTCATGAAAACTCAAACGATTATTAATAATGCTCTTCTGAATCATCTTGCTCACCTATCCGCCTCAAACCAAGATTTGCCAAGTCCTCATCACTAAGCTGCTCAAGGGTTACTGATTTATCTATAGCAGCAATGCTTAAACCTGTTTGCTTTGCTATAGCCTTTAATTCTTTGTGAAAACATTCTTGTTGATGTGATGAAACAAAACTTCTTGAATCATATTTAGCGATTAGATATTTCGTTTCTGGTTTGATTTGCTCTATTTCGAAATTCATAACATCACCCATCTAGTGATCCTGACCGTTGTGCTGGTTCACTATCTTCAAGCATTAATAGAACTTCGGATAACTGAGCAGATTGTTCTGCATTGATTTGGACAATCAAGCTGTTTTGTTCAATCAGCTTATTGTTTTGTTCAATCAGCTTAAGCACCACATCATGCAAATTTGAATCACTGCTCATTTTGATAGCACCACTTAAGGTCATCCGGGATAATCAACATCACGCCCAAGTCTCTATGTGCATAGATGTTGATCTTATCCAGATATTTGGTGAATTCTTTAATGGTGGCCTTCTTGCTTTGCAGGTGGTCTTTAATGAAGGTATTGACCAAAACTTGGTAATCCTTTTCAAGTTGACGGCGCTTAGGTCCATCGAATGCTTGAATAACATCTTTAAAGTTCTGCAAAGCCATGTACTTTTCTGCAGTCTCTTGCCGACCTTCAACATAGATCCGGGCAAGAAACTTTTTCTTAAAAAATAAATGAAGGTCATCCTTTGAGTTACCAGTCTTTTGCTTGATCTGCTCAAGCCAAGCCCAGTAAAGCCGGTTTTGTGCGGCGCTTCTATCGTCTTCTTTCTGATTGATTCTAACGACTAAAGGTTTGCCTTCTGCGGCTGCTTTGGAGTGGTTATTGTTCAGATAGTTAATTACCTGAACAATTCCTGAATAACTATTGATTGGGAATGTTGCTGGTTCCATATTCCCACCTATACCTTATTCATCCACAACGGGACGTTTACCAGCTTCTAAAACTGGAATGTTTGCCTCAGTTGGGACATACACAATTTGTTGAATCTTGCCATCACGTAAAGCATCACCAAATGCGCCAATAAACTCTTGTTTACGGTACTCCGGGTAATCTTTTGCAGCCTGACCAATAGTTTTGATCGCTTCTGCTCGCAACTTAGCACTTTCAAGTTCAGCTCGCGCCGTTTGGACCTGAATCATTTTTGACTGTTCAGCTTCTGCCAATAGTGCTTGACCGTTCATGCCCTGCTTCCACACCTTGTAGTGAGGCCATGCAAACATAATCAAAACAATGACAATTAAAATGGCAAGAAAGCAAAGTGCGGCTAATACCACATCAGCTTGGCCTTTCTGGTTGGTTTTCATTTCTCGCTTCCTTTTTATGGATACAAAAAAAGAGCCTCTCGGCTCAGGATTAAACCCAATTAAACCCACCGCTTTTAATGGTTTTGTTTGGGTTATTTATAATTCAAAATAAATCTTGTTCTGACTCAAGCATCGCGTTGGTTCGCTTAAGCCATTTATTAAATAGCTCTTCGCTTTCCTGTCTGTCTCCCAGTTGGTAGGTATCAAATAAATGATGACAGGAAAAACACAATGAAACTGTTTTTGAGTCGCAAGCCTTAATAGATCTGCCCTTGCCGTCTTTACTAGAATTAGAATGCGCGGCTTGGCTTGGTGCTGGTGCACCACATCTCATGCATGGCAGTTTGCGAACTTGCGCTAATCTATTAGCGTCACGCATTTAATATGGACCGTAAATTATTAATCTGGTTTTTCAGGCGAAGAATGATGTTGTCGATATTAACCCAGTGCGTGACAAATTCTGATAGCGGCTTAATTCTTCTGAGTACTTATTAAGATACCGTTTCGCTTCAACTAAATCTGTCATATATCCCCCGAAAAAATAAAAGCCCCGCCAATATCTAGTATTTGGCAGGGCTTCATGCGCCGTAATCCGTTCGGCAAAATTGAGAGGTGCCCCAACAAAGCACCTCCCGCGAGATAAAAGTTAAACTCGTATATTCCAGATCTTAACCGCAAGATTTACAACTTCCCTTTCATTTTCCCAATCCACATAAATACTTTCTTCGCTTAATGGATGGTCGGGCCAAGTTGTAATATGTGTACTAGGGCTTTGTGAACCACATTCATGACAAAATGCGCGAGCCGACCAAACAACTCCATATTCCTTTAAATCATGAGAATCCGAATCTACTGCTAAACCATGAGTGCACCCACAGAATGGACAAGGCAACCCTTCAACATCTGGTCGCATATTATTATCTTGATCAGCGTGCCATGTGTTGCCCATTTTCGATTCTCCAGATACGCAAAAAGCCCACCATTCGGCGAGCTTCTTTAAGATCAGTGACACTTGCTTATACTTCATACCACTTATCACGAATTTAAAGAACTATTGGCGCCAAGTCAAGGGTTTTCTTTGGTTTTCTTACTTTGGCCTGTTTTTCGGTTAATTTGCTCCGCAATGTATTACGCTGTCCAACAATGTAGGCAATTCCACACTTCAAATCTTGTCTAACGGCGTTACGTGAGCATTTGCTAATGTCAGCAATAGTTTCCTCACTCAACCCATGCACGTAATACAACACTACAAAATCTAGCCATTCTTGTAATGTTGGGTTTGGGTTCATTCGTAAATCACGCAATAATCCACTTACAGCTCTCGCCTCATCAGTAGAGATTTTGCACTGTGGCAATGAGCGCTTTCTTGCATCACGCTTTACGCCCTCTACAGAATCAATCAAGTAAGTTAAGGTGTTACGTGTACCCAAATAAGTTTCAGCGTTATCTTCATTAATCCATGCCCCAAATTGCTCTAACCAATTCTCAATGGTGTACTTCTTCCAGTTACAAGCTTGTAATACATGCGGTTTATTATTCATCATTCCACCTTGCCTTTTGCTTCACTTTCTTTCTTGAATTGATCTAATAATTTATTTCTACCCAACTTCACATACAGGCAAGCTGCCGCTCGTGTTTCTGGAGTTCTTACACCATGGTTATATGCACAACGCAGGGCCATCATCTCTTTGTAGGTCCATTTTTCATTCATGCTTTGCGCTCCCACTTATTAGAACGGTAAAAAATTAGGTATAAAGACAACAAAAATTGAGTTAAATGAGCGAACGCCAGATACTTACCCCCATCAAATACAGCCAGAGCCGATACACATAAAAAGAAAAAAGTGATATCCATGAAAGCCAAAGAAAAACGAAATTTAGCTAGACTTCCTGAAAACTGGTGCAGCTTTGCAGCTATTGCAGCTACAACCAGTCCCATAAAAGTAGCAATACAGATAACGGTCATAATGATTAGGAATGTTTTCATTCTTCTAGCTCCTGAATGGCTTTAAATCTACACATGTCTAAATGCTCTTGAACTCGGACTGCCCCCCTTTTCCCGTGTCGGTTTTTGGCAATAATTAATTCTGTAACCCCAAGAGGTTGAAGTGTTTTGTCATCAGTTAATGGATTAACAAGGATGATCTGGTCTGCATCCTGTTCTATTTGTCCCGACTCTTTAATATCGGATGCTTTAGGCTTTTTGCCTTTCTCTGACTCGCGATTTAATTGAACGAGCGCTACAACCGGGCATTCAAACTCCTTAGCCATAGATTTAAGTTCACGACTAATAGAGCCAACTTCTTGAAAACGGTCTTTTTTGCTTGGATCTCTTACAAGCTGAAGATAATCAACAATGATGCAGCCAAGTTTGGTGCCAGCTTTGGCAAAACGGCGCTTAGCTCTCCTTGCATATGCTCTTACTTCACTAATGCTTGGTTTTTGCTTTGGCTCTATCCAGATAGGCAAATCGCTATAAACTTGTTTGTAATTTGCATATTCTTTTAGTAGCCCATCGTAAAGTGTTGCATTGTGTAGATTGTTGTATGGAATGGAGCTAAGTGAGCTAAACATACGATTAGAAAGTGTTTCTTTGTCCATTTCTGCTGATATGAAAAGAACACCCTCTTTTTTAAGCATTGCCGTATCAATTGCCATCATTTGGGCTAAAGTTGACTTCCCAGAACCGGGACGTCCACCAACTACACAAAAATGACCGTTTTGTACGGTTCCTAACATCTCATCTAGTGTTTTAAGGTTGAACTTAACACCCGTTGTTTCGTCTCTGCTCTGCTTTTCAAACTTGTCAATCATTTGCTCTAAGGCACTATCGAGAGCACTTCCAAAACTTGCTCCCATATCTGCATCATCCGTCTTATCTACTTGCCCAAGAAGATTTTCAGCCTCAACAAATACATCAGGCAAAGTTGTATCTTTCGCCATTGCAGCAATACGTAAACCAATCTGCTCAATTCTTCGATGTGTTTTGAGTTTATTTAACTGAGTGACATAACTTTCAGCGTTGTAAAAACTACTCGGCGCATCTTGCATAAGTTGAATTAAGTATTCTTCCCCACCCATCAAATGCAAAGCGTTTTTGCCTTTTAGGTAGTTACTCACCATTACCACGTCATACGGACAATTGCTTTCTGATAGCTCTACGATTGCCTTGTATATTTGTTGATGACGATCTGAGTAAAAACACTCTGCATCCAATTCTTGACCAATTGTCTCTAGTGACAAAGCTGTAGTCATTAGAGCAGCAAGAACACATTGCTCCATGTTCACATCATGAATATTTGAACTAAACCCCATTACCATCTCCCTTCAATTACTTTGTATTGAGTGGGTGCTGGTTGCTCATCCTCAGTTTGAGGCTGGGTAGCAACCTGAGCTGGATTAGACATGGCAAGAAAGTGATCAAGCTTGGTTGCATCGCGGCAAATTAGCGTTAGATCAGTATGATTGCCCTCAATATGGAATTGAGATTTAGAGCACCCAACAATAGCTGTCTTGATATCTTCAACCGTGTAACCCTCTTTGAGTCTTGCTTGAATTTTGGATTTGCGCGGGTTATCAAGAACGGTTCGATTATTCTTGTTAAACGTCACTTTCCAAAACTCGAAAACCTCTTGAATCTCATTTTTGAAATTCTCTTTAGGCTTTTCAGCAGACATAGGTTCGCCGTTAGGCGGACATATATTATTTTCTTGGTTAGATGGTTCGTTGGTTAGATGGTTAGATGGTTTAGGCTTTATTTGGGTTTCTTTGGGTTTTTCTGGGTTTAATTCGCTTTCATTTGGGTTGTCTTGGCTTTCATTTTTAAAGCCAGAATTATCAAAATCATTCCCATTATTACCAGAATCATTTTTTGGGTTTTTCTTTGGGCGACCACCTTTTTTGCCATTCTCTGCTTGTTTAGCAAGGAAGGCTCTATACTTTTCAAGCTCTTCTTTAATGTGGTTTTGAATATAAACCCCGTCCTCATTTAATTTGAAAAACTTCTTAAGTACAAATTTAACAGCGTCAATTTCTTCCTCAGTTTCCGCCCATACCCATTCAATAGCCTCTTCAAGCGTTGGGAACGATTCACGGTCGTAACAGGCATCCATGAGCAAGTTATAAACCCCATGCTGCAAAATGTTTAATCTTCCAGCCTTGCGGTAATAATCACCAATATTTCGCTCGTAGTAGTGCATTACAACTTATCCTTTGCTCTTAGACGGTTGATTACAGCGCTCTCAAATCGATTCAAAAGTGCATATAGGTGAGCATGTTTTTGCAGGTCCGCTATAACCTCCCCAATTGGATGGGGAGTTTTGTTGAAATCTTTTTGAACGCCCAAAGCCTTTTCAAGTTCTTTGCGAGATTCCTTGTACTCAGCTATTGAGTCTGCATATGCGTCATGATCAATTTGCCATTGAGTGAGGACTTGATCCTCATCATCATATGGGCTTGCACAGTCTGAATTTTGTGCTAAGATTTGTTCATTCATTTTGGTTTGCTCCAAATACGATATTCAAACCGCTATCTGTTCCAGCAGATGGCGGTTTTTTTTAATTTGGGCTTGATGCATCTTCCTCATCAAACTCTTTTAATGAAGGGCATAAGTCAGAAGCCTTAAACTTGCCCTTAGTCACCCTTTGTGCCCTCATGGCTACCGTTTCCGACATTCCCCAACGCCCATTGATGTACCCGCTCATAGTGCATTGAGTAACTCCAATAGCCTTTCCGGCAGCATCTTGTGAGCCGAAGTGATCAGCAAGTTGCTGGAAAATATTTTTCTCCATGTTTCTAACTCAATTTATTAGGATCAATTGAATAATATTAGTATCCAAATATTTTAGCAAGACTAAATGCAGTTGAAAAATAATTAGAACACTAATAAAATGCATCGAAATTGCTGGAGAGCCACAAATGGAACTCAAAGATCGATTAAAATTAGCTCGTAAAAATGCGCATATGACTCAAAAGGATTTGTCTATCAAAGCTGGAGTAAGTCAGGCAACCATTAGTCAACTTGAGTCCGGGCTAATGAATTCATCAACTCACCTTCCAGCTATTGCTAAAGCATTAGATGTAGATGCTTTTTGGCTCCAGACAGGAAAAGAAGACTCAAAACAAGAAACTTTATCCAGATTATTGATTCCCGTTGACACTTGGGATGAAGAGACACCTTTAAATCTTGATGAAGTGGAAATTGCTTTTTATAAAAATTTGCGTCTTGCCTGTGGGAATGGAACTATTGCAGAAGTACGTGAACAGGATAAAAGTGTTTTGAGAGTACCAAGACAACTTGTTGATAAATTAGGGGTTTATAGAGATAAAGCTTTTTCAGCACTTGCTGAGGATGACTCAATGAAACCAACAATTAATGACGGCGATATCGTTTTCGTTGACGAAAATAGAAACTATATAAAAGATGGAAAAGTATTTGCTATTGAGCATGGCGGGCTGTTCAGATGTAAGCGCCTATATAACCTACCAGATGGTGGAGTAAGGATTGTAAGTGACAATAAAGAAGAATATGGTGAAGAGCGGCTCACTAAAGAGCAGATTATTACTCAAGGTTTTAGAGTTATTGGGTGGATATGGAAAATTGACAGAATAGAAGTCTGGTAAGATTCAGAAATTCAAAGACCCGCTTATATGGCGGGTTTTTATTTGTCTTGTAAAAATTATTCGAATAATTATAAAAAAATATTAGGATACCTATTGACCTAAAATATAGGGATGCTAATATTCAGTTATTCCATTACGGAAAACACGAAAAACCCCAACATGTGGAGCTAATCTTAATTAGTAAATTTCTCTCTCCCCTACCAAAGCTTGAGAGCTATTTACAACTGTATTTTTATGGGTCGAATTATGAACCAAATCACAGATATTAGTCAACAAAAAGTTGATTGGCATGAGTTTTGTAATTTCACATTTGAAATTCAATGTCACCTTAGCCAGATTGGTGCATTTGCTTTGCAAGCCTCTAGTGTTGCAGATCATGAAAATCATGATTCAGCAAGAAAAAGTGCTCAATCAATTTCTAAGTTGGCTCAGTACCTCTTAACTAAAATCTTCACAATTCTTGAAATCTTGGAGCCGATTTTCAAACATGACCTTCTTAACAAGTTCAGTAACTCTATGACAGATGTCTCTGTTGCCTTTGATGCTGTGTCTGAAACAGATATGACTGCAAAGTATCAATGTGAGTTTTTTTATGGAATGTTTCACGTCATCAAAGAACTCGAAAAGGAACTGGATGCAGTGGAAATCGAAGCTGAGCAACAATTCAAGGGGAAGATCAATGGATAATTTACAAGTTGACTTGGTCGACCTATTTGATGCGGTTTGCTTAGCAAAAATGATCTTGATTGGACTTTATACACCCTTCACGAAATCAAGGAAAAAGTAAAAGCCTTAAAGCAAGAAGCTGCTAAGCATGGTATGCATGAGGCTTACTTTCACAGCTTAGAGCAATTCACTGGAATTCTTGAGTACACAATGACACTTCGATCTGACTACTGGGAAGATGAGGAAATGCGTATTCAAAAACAATTAGATGGTAATGGGGAATAATCATGCGTACTAGTTCACAACTTTTTCCAGAAAACAAAATCGTGACTGTGGATGATCTTGTTACAGCACGTAGCGAAGCTAAAAATGATATGGGTGATATAAATGCCCTACTCTCTGCAATTGAGCTAAGTCTTGTTGAAAAACTTAAGGACCACAACTTAAGTAAGTTTGCTTTTGATAAAACTTTTCGCTTGATTGATATTGCCAAAACACACGCAGATCTGTCTCAGGATTATCACAACGGTGAGCTTGCTCAATTAACTGGTGGTCAGTACCAACTTGATGAGCTGAAAAATAATATTACACACCTAGAGGTTGTCCCAGAGACGAAAGAAATCAACACAAATCATTTAGCTCCTGCGAATGCAGCCATCCCTAAAACAGTTACAGAAGGTTTTAAAAATGACGGACGGCGTTAATTACGCCGACCTCTCTAGGGAGGTTCTTTTTAAGGCGTTTTTATTGTGGCTTACAAAGATTGGGTATCGCGGAATTGTTAGACCATGTGGGCGTATGGAGTTTTATTGCGCCACAGTCAGCAAACTTTTTCCTAGAAACGTACACATCATGTATGACGGAAAAATGAATAAAGCAGCCACCCAACTTTATAAAGAATTTGAAAATCATTTAAAGGCGTGATTATGAATAATGTATCTGTCTTCAACTTCAATAAAAATGAAGTTCGCACCATTGTAAAAGAGGATGGTGAAATTTGGTTTGTTGCTCCTGATGTGGCAACGGTTTTAGGGTATCGCAACGCACCAGATATGGTACGCAATTTGGATGTTGATGAAGCTGATACGCACAATCTGCGTATCAGGTCTGAGAATGGTGTATTGCAAGATCGCCAAGTATCTATCATTAATGAATCAGGTCTTTATTCCGCAACACTGAAAAGCCGTAAACCCGAAGCTAAGCAATTTAAGAAATGGGTTACTTCTGATGTCTTGCCAAGCATTCGTAAAAATGGTGGATATATTGTTGGGCAAGAAGTTGATTCACCAGAAATATTGATGGCTAAAGCACTTCAAGTTGCAAACAATATTTTAGAGTCAAAAACAAAAGAGTTAGCGGCAGCAAAGTCAAAGGTTGAGTTATTAGAGCCAAAAGCGCAAGCACTTGAAACTATAGCTAATACTGATGGCACATACACTATACGCGAATGTGCAAAAACTATTAATATCGGTGAACGCAAACTAATAAGTCTATTAATTGATAAAAAATGGATTTATCGAGAAGAGCATGGACGTCTACAACCGTACTCAACAAAACGAGAGGCAGGAATATTTATCAATCGCCCATCACCAGTAATCATAAATAAAAATACTGGTGAGGAGAAAGTTCATTTACATATGCGAATCACAGCTTATGGGTTAACAAAAATTACTGAGTTGGTGAATAGCTGTAAACATAAGGGAGGAGATGCTGCATGACAGAAGTTAAATTTGTTTCTATGCCCGCATCCGAATTGGCTCAGGTCATCGAAAAGGCATGTGAGAATGCAGTAACTAAAGTTTTAGCAGCCCAAGGCGATGAGCTGCTTAACATTACGCAATTATGTGAACGTATACCGGGCTTATCCTACCATTCATTTAAGAAGCTAGCCAAAGAACATAGATTCAAAGATATAAAAGGCCGTTATTCGCTTACGGCTGTGAAAGCCGCGCTGCAATCTCACTAG